CTCCAGTCTCAGGGTCGACATATTCTGGCGCGGTGAAGCGCACACCCTGCTGCGCACCAAAGGCCTCGATCAATTGCTGCAGCTCGCTCATTTCTGGCTTGGTCATTTTGCTGGTGGATTTGCCGAGCACCACAAAGCCGCCATCGATGCCAGGCACGACGTCCTGCTTGGCCAAGCTGGCGGTAAACACGTGCTTCCATTCCTCTTCCGACAACTTGCGGCCATACCAGTTCACCTGCTTGCTGACGTCGGTCAACATCGCCCACAAACGCGCATTTTGTGCCAGCGTGCGGGTTTCGGGTTTGATCTCGACCACCACGCGCTGGCCAGCCATCAGCATGGACTTGAGCAGCGGCCACAGCTGCAGGGTGATGATTTTGTGGGCCTGCACCGGCTCCCACAGCGTGAATCGTTGGCGTTCGGTCATGTCAGGCACTCCCGGACTGCGATCCAGCACTCGTCGAGGCTGAGTGGGGTTTCGTTAAGGCCTGGGCGACGGATGCCAAGATGCGCTCCCGGCCAGGGTTGCCTGGGAAGCGCTCGATGGCCGCCAGCATGGATGCAGCCAGGTGCTTGTCTGGCCTTGTGCTGAGAACCAGCCTGGAGCAGCACTCCACGCATTTGAACGAATACGCCCCACTGTGCGGCTGTTGTTTCGATGATTCGCATTGTTTGCATGTCATGCCTCGCCCTTGTATTGCCTGCGAAGTTCTGCCAGTTTTGCCAGTGCGATTTTTTTGTTTCGCTCAATCTCGTCTTTCTCTTTTTGTGTCAGTTGCTTTTCAATAGCCATGACTGGTTTTCTTGGAATTGCAGGGCCGGTGTTGCAAAGGTTCCGGAATTTGATTGCGCTGGGCACAAACTCGCCGTCCAGCTTCTCAATGGCAAAGTCCATGCTCGGTCTGTAGGTCAGGAAAGATCCAAGTTGCTTTTTCCACTCTTGCCGCACGAAGCCTGGATCAATGCCATCAAAGTGTCGGTTGAATGTGGCGCCGAAGATGGCCATCATCCTGCCGAAGATGTAATCCAGCCCTTGGTCTGGTGTGCAGAAATCAGTTTCCGAGTAGGTTGACATGGTTGTCACCTCCGATAAGTCCACGGGTCAGGCCAGAGGCCACGCGCTGGTTCATTTGCCCGGTTTGGCTTAGGTTCTTGTCTGCCACCCAATCGGCTTTGAATGACTGCCAGTTGCGGGTGATGCACTCACGAAGGGCTGCATCCAGTGGCCAGCCTGCTTTGTCTGCCTCGCGTTGGATGCCATCAATGACGGTCTGCGTGACCTGGGCCTTCTTTGCCTTGCGATGTTTTACAAAGTCTTGCCAAACAGAATCAGAAACGCCGTGAGGCGTTGCAACGACAGTTGCTTTTTCTTTTACTGGTTTATGGTTATTGGTTATTGGTTCTTGGTTATTGGTTAGTTGACGTTCGCTGAGCATCTGCTCAACGTCTGTTGAACGTCCGTTCAATCTGCGTTCAGCAGATGCTTTGCCAGCCTGTGATGCCTTCTCTGACTTGAGCTTAAAGTGCTGAATTTCCCTATCTGCACGGTGGTTTGTCCAGCAGCCCTCTTCGTCTTGGGTGAAAAAAGACCTCAAAACATAGTCCACTTCTGCCTCGTGACCACGCATTCCGATCATCCGTGCAACAGTCGTTGAGCATCCGTTCAACGGTCGTTCAGCAAGGTAATACTCATCAAGAAGTCGCCTGTATGCGAGATCCTCCAGAAGGTTCAAGCCCTTTGTGTGGCTGGCGTAATCGCCAATATTGAATGTGTAGTAGTGCAATTTTTGCTCCGCATCACTCCCAAGAAAAGACTTACGGCAGGCGGGGAGTTCGCTTTTCGAGTGGGTAGCTACTCCCACACTAGCCGGGTCTTGCATCACTTTACCTCAGACCACAACGTCGTTCAAGCTCTTGCGGTACATGGCACCAAACCTTTTATCAAGGGCTGGACGCCACCGGAAGGCCACGCCATTGATCAGCCAGGCTTGGACAGCCGGGCCACTTGGGGCACCGATGGCCTTGGCCACTGCCTTGTATGAGCCGAGGCTCTTTCGGGCAAAGGCCAAGACCTGTGCATAGTATTGGTCGTCTTTGTTCATGTCCGTGACTGTAGCACACATCCAACAAAAAAATAAAAGATTTTTTATTGTGTTTATATAAATTTATCTTTTACTAAGTTATGATTCGTTTCACCAACAACCAACCACGAAAGGTGAACTCGATGCAAGACGACTTTTACATCACGGTGAACGACGGCAACGCCGTCATCATCAGCCCCAACGAGGAATACATCTCGATGGGCGTGCACATCCGAGGCGGCAGCGTTCGGATCGACATGACACCCCAGCAGGCCAAAGAACTGATCGAGGCCATCGCAAACACCATGAAAACCAAGGAGACAGCATGAAAGAGATCGCAGCAGCATTGGTCAAGGCCCAGCGAGCATTCGGGCCTGCGCTCAAGACAAAGACCAACCCACACCTGAAGGCCAAGTATGCAGACCTGGGTGACTGCATCGAGGCCGTCATCGATGGACTGAACAACAACGGCATCGCCTTGATGCAGCAAACCCACGAATGTGAATCTGGAATCCTGGTTGAGACGATCTTCATTCACGAATCTGGCGAGGTATTCTCAGCAGGCAAGTTGCATGTTCCAGCGGTCAAGCATGACGCCCAAGGGTACGGCAGCGCCCTGACCTATGCACGCCGCTACAGCCTGATGGCAGCCTGCGGAATTGCACCAGAGGACGACGACGGCCAGGCAACCAGCAAAAAGACACCAAAGCAGCTTGACGGTTACCCAGAATACGAATCGCAGACCCTGCCAGCCATGCGCGAGGCAGCCATGCAAGGCGAGAAGGCTTTGTCCGATGCGTTCATGGGCCTGCCCAAGTCAGCCAACAAAGTAGCCTTCTGGCAAGCCCAAGGCCCTGCCCTCAAGAAGGCAGCCAAGACAGCCGACACACAGGGGGCAGCAGAATGAGAGTCATCACAGCAGATCAAGGCACCGACGAGTGGAAGCAGGCGCGTGTTGGCGTGCCATCCGGCTCCAAGTTCAGTGACATCATGGCCAAAGGTGGCGGGGCAACCCGAGCCACTTACCTGACAGCCTTGGCTTTGGAGCGCATCACCGGGGTGCGCGAAGAGTTCAAGACCACATTTGCCATGGATCAGGGAACTGAACGCGAGCCATTCGCCAGACTGGCTTACGAGGCCAACACCGGCCATCTGGTTACCGAGATCGGGTTTTGCATGCACGATACGCTGCAGGTCGGCGTCAGCCCTGATGGTCTGGTTGGCGATGTCGGCATGACCGAATACAAGTGCCCAATGCCAAAGACGCATCTGGAATATTTGCGCCTTGAGCCAGGCAAGTGCCCATCGGCTTACCGTTGGCAGGTGCAGGGCCAGCTCTGGGTGGCCGAGCGCGAGTGGTGCGACTTCGTGTCCTACAACCCAGATTTTCCAGAAAATGCCCAGCTCATCATTCGCCGGGTGATGCGCGATGAGAAAGCCATCAACGAGTTGGAGATCGAGGTGATCAAGTTCCTCGGAGACATCGAGCGCGAGGTCGAGTTCATCCAGTCTTACAAGGATGCAGCATGAGCAATATCACAGCAACCGCATCAGTAAATCTGACGCCTGAAATGATGGCTCAAGCATTTTGGAGCATGGGATCTGATTTGCAAGTTGCATTTTTTGACGAGCTTTCAGCAATCATTCAGAAAGATCACGTCTCTGGCAATAAAAGTGCATACAGCCTTGGCGAACTTCAATGGTTTTTTGTTGGTGACGAACTGCTGAAACACAAAAACAAGAAGGCACGCGACATGCTGATGACTATGGCTGCACCTCTTTACCTGCACACACTGTCATATGTTCAAGGTGGTGCGGCATGAACGGGCGCGATTTGCGCGACGCTGGCCTGGCGCTTGTTGCACGGGGCCGCGAGGACTGGCTGGCTTATGCCAGATCGGTTGCGGTCGAGGTAGCCGAGGCCACCGGCCAAGTCACCATCAACGAGGTCAGGGAGCGCGTAGAGCTGCCTGCCGACTACCACCCCAACACCTGGGGTGCGGTTTTTAAGGGTGACGCCTTCGAGCCGATTGGATACTGTCAAGCAACCCACCCATCAGCCCACGCTCGGGTTGTTCGGGTTTACAAACTGAAGGAGCAAGCATGAAAGCAAACGGACTGGCACGCATCGGCAAAGACGCCGAGGTGCGATACACACCAGGCGGAGCAGCGGTGGCCAACGTCTCGCTGGCGTTCACTTACGGCAAAAAAGGCGACGACGGCAAGCGCCCGACGCAGTGGGTCGATGCCTCGCTGTGGGGACAACGCGCAGAGTCGCTGGCGCCGTACATCAAGAAGGGTGGCCAGATCGTGGCATACCTTGAGGATGTGAGCATTCAGACCTTCACCAAAGGCGACGGCACGCAAGCCACCAAGATGGTGGCACGCTTGGTCGATCTAGAGTTTGTGTCCAGTGGCGAGCAGGCAAGCAGCCAGCCAAAGCCGCAGCCAAAACCGCAAGCAGCACCACAGTCGCATGGATCCGGCTTTGACGACATGGATGATGATATACCTTTTAATTAAAACGGGACTATAATGGGCAGCACCATCCGCACACAGGAGTTGCCATGTCTCGTTTCAAACAGTGTTTTAAGTGCCAGGCCGTCAAGCCCATCGAAGAGTTTTACAAGCACTCCCAGATGGCTGACGGCCACCTCAACAAATGCAAGGATTGCACCAAGAATGATGTCAAAAATCACCGCGAAAATAACTTGGACAAAGTTCGCGCTTATGACCGGGAAAGAGCAAAAACTGAGAGTCGAATCAAGCACAACATTGAAGTCACTCGCGCTTGGCGGCAACAAGACAAACGAAGGCAAACAGCGCACTCTGCAGTCGCCAGAGCCATCAAAAGTGGCGCACTGGTTCGGCAACCGTGTGAATCTTGCAGCAACCCAAAGTCGGTTGCTCATCACGACGACTATGACAAGCCGCTGGATGTGAGATGGCTTTGCCAAGCATGTCACACACAGCACCACAAACGCATCGCAAAACTAATGGAGCAACTATGAGCACACGCATTTACCTGGTCACCGACGTGGAGACCAACAAGCACCGACTGATTCGCGCAGGCAACCAGGCCCAGGCCATCCGGCACGCCGCGCAGACGCGCTTCGACATCGAGGTTGCTGGCCAAGATGATCTGGTCAGCTTGCTGACTGGTGGCATTCCCATCGAGCTGGCCGGTGGGCCTGCGACTGCAGATATGTTTGAAGAAGCAAAGGAGACAGCATGAAACGCTACATCGGAACCAAACTGATCAACGCCAAGCCGATGACACGGCAGGCCTACAACGACTTCCGAGGCTGGACTTTGCCAGCCGATGAAAACGGGGCAGATGAAGGCTACCTTGTCGAATACGTGGATGGCGGCAAAGGCAACACCGACCATTACGCCGGTTATGTGAGCTGGTCGCCAGCGGACGTTTTCGACCGCGCATACCGTCCATGCGAAGGCATGACATTTGGCCAAGCCATCGAATCGCTCAAGGCTGGTCAGAAAGTCGCACGCAAAGGCTGGAACGGAAAAGGCATGTGGTTGGTGCTTGTCCCTGGCACTCCTGTAATTCATCCAAAGCCAGACACGCCATATGGAAAGGCTGGAATCTCTGAGTGCGAAATCCTGCCGCACATCGACATGTGGACAACAAACGCGCAGGGCCGTCGCGCAATGCTGCCTGGCTGGTTGGCCAGCCAAACTGACATGCTTTCTGAAGACTGGGAGATTGTGGAATGACCACCAAAAACAAGACCCAATATGTGACCGTCCGCCTGTCTGACGAGATCATGGCCAAACTGAAAGCCGAGGCCGAGCGCAACACGCGCAGCCTGAGCGCCCAGGTGCTGCACTACATCCGGCTGGAGCTGGACAAGGTGAAAG